CTTCAGGAAGCAATTAGCCGAACCAAAGAAGAATGTGCTTTAATATTAGATAATAGTAAGGCGTATAATTTTACGTTAAGCCAATTAGCAGAACAGATAAGGAATAAGAAATGATCGAAATTGATTGTCCTGAATGTGATAATGGTAACATTACGAAAATAGCTTGTTATAATGGAGAACCTACAGAAATAATTTCAGACTGTCATAAATGCAATGGTACTGGTAAGATAACAGTTTATACTGAGAAAGAGCTCCAAGAGGCTATTGAAGATCAAAAAGAAAAAGACGCTTTAATATGTGAAAAATTATTTAATGAAGCGAGATATGAATTTTCTGATCCAGAATATTTAGCAGGAATAAGAAAATGTTACGAAGAAATAAGGAAGTAAAAAATGAAAGTTGAATTAAGGAAAAAGGTTTTACAAAAATATAACAATCATTGCGCTTATTGTGGGAAAATCCTCGAATACGAAGATATGCAAGTAGACCATATAAAACCGCAACATACAGGAGGAACTGACAACATAGAAAATCTAAATCCATCATGTCGAATGTGTAATCATTATAAGAGAGGTTTATCATTAGATAATTACAGGAACCAATTGCAAACACTACATGAACGTTTACAAAAACCATATATAAATAGGGTTGGTTTAGATTATGGCATAATAAAAATAAAACCATTTGATGGTATATTCTATTTTGAAAAGGAATGAAAAATGAAAAACACAGGCCAAGATATAGTAAATGCAATAGTACAAAGATTAGTTGATACAAATGTAAGGGCGTATGATCACAATGTTGTGAATCTATTAAAAACTCTAAACTTTCAGGAAGTTAATCAGCTTTTTAGTTTCGGTGATGTACAGAATTGGCATAATGAAAGGATTGTAAAATGAATATAATAGTAATGGAAGATAAGTCAGCAGGTAATGATTCAGTTGGAGATATGTGGACTAATACGTATGTATTTGAAGAAACAGATACACTTGAATTTGTCTTTAAGTCTCTAGGCCATGTTTATGAAATAGAAAATGGTATTTCTGTAAATGCAAATATAAGATTACAGATAGGAGAAAATAAAAAATTATGAGAGGATCTTATAAAATGACTAACTATTACATAAGAACATTGCTGCATTATTTCCCTCAATTCACTTTCGGCATAATTACAGGAATACTTTTATATCTTGCCTTTTTAATGGGGAGGGGTGTAGCACTTAGACATTTAATTAAACACCATTTAAAAGAAATAGCAGGAGATGAACTGACAGAAGCATTAGAGGAAAATGTCAGGTTTCGGCTGAACATAGAAAGACTGAAAAAAGATAATGAATTGTATCTAAAAACTTTAGCAGGTATAAAATATCTGGTAAGAAAAGGAGAATAAAATGAAAGGAAAACCATTAACAGCTAAACAGCAGTCAGAGGTAGACAGAGAGATGGACGAAGTAGCTGAAGATATATTTCAAGAAGCAATGGAAGACCTTGATAGAGCTATTGATAATTCAGATGATTCTGTAAATAGAGAGGAATAAATGAAATACTTTTATGTAAATAAAATATATATAGGGAAAGGGACACTCCCATCCGGTGAAGCAAATAAAATAATAGAAACAATGAATTTAAACTCAAGGAAGCACTGGGAATATAAAACGGTTGATAAATTGCATGAAAAGGAGTAGACTATACCTATGAGTAAACATGCCGGAGGGAGACCCCCTAAATATACCGACCCAAAAGTGTTTAAACAAAAAGTTGATGAATATTTTAATCAGTGTGTACCCGAGTATTTAAAAGATGAAGAAGGTAATATTCAAACAACTGATAAAAATAAACCGATAGTAATAAATATAAACAGTCCTTCCAGTGTGGGATTGGCTTTATACTTGGGTTATATGAACAGACAGAGCCTTTATGATAATGAAAAAAATGAAAAGTTTTCTTGCATAATAAAAGAGGCAAGGTCAAGAGTTGAACAATGGGTATACCAGCATACTATAGATGGAACTGTCCCTCCAGCTGTAGGTATTTTTATATTAAAACAATTTGGATATACCGACAGGCAGCAGATTGATATAAATAAAATAAATCCAGCCCTTGATATGTTAAGAGAAATAACAGGTCGAGATGTTAAGTGATAAACAACTTGATTATTTAAAAACATCGGATCATTCATTTAATATAGAATCGGGTGCAGTCAGTTCAGGCAAAACATTTATTCAGATTTTAAGATGGTATGAACATATATATTTAGCTCCTGATAATTGCTTATTGTTAATGTCTGGTAAAACTTCCGAATCACTTTATGATAATGTTATTAGAGAGCTTTTAACATTAAATCCAACAGATATTATAATGCACTCGAATCCTTTAAGACTAAAAGTATTATCAAAGAACATTGAAATAGCCTGTGCAGATACCCACAATGAGAGTTCCTGGGGGAGAATACAGGGTAAAACAGTTTGCGGATGGTTAGCAGACGAGATAACCCAGGCACCAAAGAACTTTGTTAAAATGGCTCAGGCAAGATGTAGAGGTGGAGGTAAGGTCTGGTCAAAGTTCTGGACATGTAATCCGGATATGCCCGAACATTTTATAATGCAAGAATATATTATGAACGATAAACTTGATTTAAAAACCTGGGAATTTACCATGGATGATAACCCAATATTATCTCCGGAATATGTAGAGGAGTTAAAAAGTTCATACTCCGGGGTTTTTTATGATAGATATATTTTAGGATTATGGGTTCATGCTGAGGGTATGGTATATGATGAATATGTGCGGTCTGTCCATGTTATTAAGAACCGTGAATTCCCTGAACACTGGAGAAGGGTTAGAGCGATTGACTTTGGATATACAAATCCTTTTGTTTGTCTTTGGGGAGTGGTAGACGAGGACGGGCGATTGATTATTTACGATGAACATTACAAATCAAAACAGCTTATGAAATACCATGCTGATATGATAAAAAGTAAATCTATGGGAATAGATGATAAGGAATATTCTTTTGATTTCACAGTTGCAGACCATGACGCTCAGGACAATGCAGAGTTAAGAGCCGAGGGAGTGTTTACTAAAAACGCAAAAAAGAATGTTATATTTGGAATATCTGCTGTAAAATCAAGACTAAAAATACAGGGTGATAATAAACCACGCTTGCAAATTACAGAGAACTGTGTTAATACTATTAGAGAGGTTGGACTATATCGTTGGCAGGAAGTAAAAAAGGGCAACGAGAAAGAGGAACCTTTAAAAGAAAATGACCATGCAATGGACGCTTTGAGGTATATGATAGTTGAACTTGATAAAGGCGGACAACCCAGAGCAAGAAGAATATAACAGAGGGCTTTATGGGAATAATCAAAGACATTCAGAATTTCAGAACATTTAAAAAGAAAGGTATTTCACTTTCAGACCCCCGACTTGTAAAATTATTTGGAGGTGAGAGAGATACAAAATTAACAGATCCATATAAACAAATTTCAGTTGTCTATGCAGCAGTCAGAGCGAAAGCAATGAATATCTCACAGGTTCCATTTAAATTATATGTAAAAGGAACAGATAACGAAATAACAAAAGGCTCAATTGTGGATTTGTTTAATAATGTGAATCCCTATTCATCTAAATTTCAATTATGGGAATCTATAATAACTCTCCTAGATATCACAGGGGAAGCAATTGTTATTATGGATAGCGATACAGTCAACGGAATACCAGTAGCTTTATGGGCTGTTTCAAGAGCAAATATGAAGGCTTTGTATAATGGTAATGTATTCACAGGGTTTAAAGTCAATCTGAATAAAAAAGAAATATTCTTTCCAAGAGATCAGTTTATATTTAACAAATATTATAATCCATCAGATCAAGTCAGAGGTCAATCCCCTATTGATGCGGTTAGACTTTCCCTTGATTCTGAATGGGGAGCTGTAAAGTATAACCAGTCATTTTTTGATAAAGGAACAACTGTTGGGGCTGTATATCAGACCGATGAAGTTTTGAACGATCAGCAATATAACCGTTTAAGACATGATCTAATTGCTTCAAGGCAGGGCGGGAATTCTATGCACGAAGCCTTATTATTAGATGGCGGTGTTAGTCTTTCGAATACCCGACCTTCAAATAGGGATCTTGAATACTTGGAGTTGAGAAAGTTTACCAGGGAAGAAGTCGCTATGATTTATAAAGTTCCCAAGTCGGAGCTTTCATTATACGAAGATATTAATTACGCAACTGCAAAAAGTGCAGATGCTTCTTTCTGGAAAAAAACACTTATTCCTTTAATGAGATTGATAGAAGAGCAGTTCAATACAGACTTTTTAAATGGTTTAAATATTGAAGGGCATTTCGATATTATGTCTATTGATGTATTGAATGAAGATATTTCTGAAAAGGCAGAAAGTGCGACAAGGTTCTGGACTATGGGAGTTCCTTTTAATGTTATCAATGAAGTTATGAATTTAGGCTTCCCGGAGATATCTACAGGGGATAAACCGAAGTTTGATTTAGTAGTCCAGGGTCAACCAAACAACCCTGAGAAAAATATTGAACCGGATGCAGATATATTAAAGGCTTTGGAAATTACCGGGTCATTCCCGAAGCCGGTAGACAATGCGGAGGTAATGAAAAAGTTACGTGATGCAAAATGGAAATCTTTAATGGCTCCCATTTTACCAATAATGACTAAGGCTAAAAAGAACGTAGAAAATTACTTCTTTGATGTAGAACAGAAACTATTAAAACATATAAATAAAAAGCTTACAGGAATTCAGATAAAAGCTGCAGATGATTTTGATGTTGATTGGATAGAGAACGCTTTCAGTGATGAAAAATTAAAGAAAGCAATTGAACCAGCCATCCGGGATAGTATTTTACTTGGAGTAGTTGACCAAACAATCCCAGAAGAAACAATTTTAAGTATGATAGCAACCAGGGGGAAAAAGATTATCAGTATAAATGGAACAGCAAAAACCCAGGTTATCGATGGTATAAAAGATGTTCTTGATCAGGCAATAAAAGAAGGGTGGACAGAATTACAGAGAGCGGATGCAATAAACGCTACTATAAAAGCAAAGATGAAAAATAATAAATCCAATGCCCGGACGATTGCCAGAACAGAAACGCATGGAGCATTTGAAGAGGGGAGGTATGAAGGTTTAAAATCAACTCAGCCTACTCATAAAATATGGTTATCTTCGAGGGATGGAACAGTTAGACCAGAACATCAAATAGATGGGGAAACAGTCCCCTTTGATGATGTATTTTCTAATGGATTATTATATCCATTAGATCCGAACGGAGAAGCGGGGAACGTGATAAATTGTAGGTGTACTTGGGCACCAGTTTACAAGGATGAAGAATAGGAGGCTACATTATGGCAAAAGAATTATTTGGACAATTAAAAAAGGCAGATGATAAATATACAATTATAGCGTCAACAGCGACACCAGATAGGGACGACGAGATTATACTCCCTTCTGCCTTCACTAATCTAAAGGCTTTTCTATCAACTAATCCAGTTATATTATGGGCGCATGATTATAGCAAGGCTCCTATAGGGAAAGCAGTTGGTGGGAAAATTACTGACAATGAGCTTGTATTAAATATTGAGTTTGCAGAAACAGACTTCGGGAAAGAGGTAAAATATTTATATGATAATAAATTTATGAACTCCTTTTCTGTTGGCTTTATTCCTAAGAACTGGGATAGAGACCCAGATGGAAGATTGGTATTTACAGAGGTTGAACTTTTAGAAACATCAGCTGTACCAGTCCCGGCAAATGCACAGGCTAATATATTAAGAAGTGCAAAAAGTGCGGGGGTTGACCTTCCAGAAATAAATAAGCTATTCTTAATTGATGATAGTAACCAGACTGTTCTATCGAAAGAGAAAGAACAGAAGGAAACGAAAAGTCAAGTTGAAATAAACAAATCGATATATGGAGGTTTAGTAAAATGACTAAACTAGAATTGTTAAAAGAAAAATTGGTGATGCTTGCAACTCTGATTGGTAAAGAAGATGATGAAGCAAAGCAGAAAAAATATATTGAACAGCGTGATGCTGTCAATGTCGAAATAGGAAAGCAGATTGCTATTGATGAAGCAACTGCAAAAGCATTGAAAGATGCAGAGGAACTTCAGGCAAAAGTTGACAAAGGACTTATGATTGATAAATCAAAACAGTCAGTACTTAATGAACAGCCTGTTATTAAGGTTGGAGACCCTGAAATGTATAAGGGTTTTAATCTTAAAGAGGTTATCGGGGAGATTGATTCACAGGAAGGTGTAAGCACCGCAGTAAAAGCCAGACTTGCAAAGAATCCTGAAAAGGGTTTTAAGATGCTTGCTATGTTTGCAGATTTGCATGAAAAAGCTTATACAATGAGTCCCGCACAGGTAAAAGCAATGCAGGAAGGCACTGACTCAGAAGGTGGATATTTGACACCGACTGAACAGAGAGCAGAGCTGTTTAGTTATATTCGGGAACAGTCAATTGTTGCACCGGATGTAACACACATTTCCATGAAATCAGATGTTATGGAAATCCCCAGAGAGCTTACAAATGTAACCGTAGCATGGACAGCAGAAGAATCAGAAGCAACTGATACAACCCCGGCTTTCGACCAGGTTACTTTGACAGCAAAAAGACTGGATGCACAGAGTACAAGTTCGAATGAACTTCTTGAAGATACAAATGTACCCGGTGGAATAACAGCAGTTCTTCTTTCTCAGTTTACCGAAGCAGTAGCAAAGGAAATTGATAAGCAGGTCCTTGTTGGAACAGGTTCACCGACCTCTGGTGTCTTTACAGCGCAGGCAGGGTATAGCGCAGTATTTGCATCCGGCTCAACTGCTTTTAGTAAATTACTTGAAGCTGATATCAGAGCATTGATCGCACAGATTCCTTCCGAAAGATTGGATGGTGCTAAATGGTATATGAATCATTCTGTACTCTGGAATTATTTTAATGGTTTAAAGGATACAACCGGACGACCTTTATTTGTTCCTTCAATGTCGGCAGGCTCTCCAGATCTTGTTTGGGGGTATCCTGTTAAAACGTCCAGTCAGGCAACTTCCGCAAGTGCCGCAGGGGCAACCATGGCAGCCTTTGGAAATCTTAAAGGGTTTGTTATTGGTGATAGACTTACTAATATTAAGTTGCTTGCCGATCCTTATACACTGGGTGCAAAGTATCAGACTAAATTTTACTTCTTTACTCGTTGGGCTTTTGCTCATGCATTACCTGGAAACTACGGACGAATTGTTACAGCCGCAAGCTAGACAATTACTCAATAAATCAGGGAGGGTTTCGGCTCTCCCTTTAAGGTTATTATGGGAGAGGGTAGAAAAATGATAAGGAATAATACCAGAATATGTCCCAATTGCAAAACAGAATATAAAAATGTTAATATGACAATATGTATTAAATGTGGTTATCCTACTATTGAGAAAGTGATAACCAAAGGGGAAAACATTGAAAATACATTGGGCAAACAATTACGACCAGATCGGGAACGCTCTGGGATATACGACGCATCAGAAGAATTTAAAAAAGGCATTAGAAAAAAATAATGTTTCAATGACAGAAGATTCAGAGGTTGCAGTATCTATTGTAACACCTGAACAATTCAAGCCTATACCAGGCAAGTTCAATATTTTATATACCATGTACGAATGCGCAACGATACCGGATCATTGGATTGAACCTTTGCAGCGAGTAGATTTAATAGTCGTACCATGCAAGCATAATAAAAAACTATTCGGGAATTATACTAAAGTTCCTATTGAGGTTTGTTGGGAAGGGGTGGATGTAGAAAGGTTCACCTATAAAGACAGATCAAAAATGAAACAAGATCCGTTTATATTCTTATGGATTGGTGCGAGTAATCCCCGGAAGGGTTATGAGCATGTTATTATTTCATGGCGGTTTTTTACTGAAAAACATCCTGATTGGAATTGTATTCTTTATATGAAAACTACCCAATTGACAAGAGAGGAAAGACTTGTAAATGTTGGGGGTAATGCTTATGTTGATACGCGCTTTCTTCCCCTGGAAAAGGAGGCAGGGGACAAATTACCGACTTTAGTTGATCTATACCATATGGCACATGCTTTCATGTTGCCGAGTATGGGGGAGGGGTTCGGATTAACTTTAGCGGAAGCGATGTCAACAGGCTTACCCTGTATTTATACACCATGGAGCGGAGTCGTTGACTTTTGCTCTGCTAAGGAAGGATACCCGGTTAAATGGAAGTTCGTCCCTATTACTACAAAAGAAATAACCCCGGAGGGTGGAGCGGGTCGGGTTGTTCATCGGTCTCAATCTGCTTCTGCTTTTCCGGGTTCAATTGTAAATCAGATGGAAAAGATATATATTGAATATGGAACAGCTATGAGAAAAGGGAAACTTGCTGCAGAGAGAATCCGTAAATATATTACATGGGATAAATCAGCAAAGAGTTTTATTAAGATAGTTGAGAAATATACGAAGGAGAAAGCATGAGCGACTGTAAAATTTCGATAACCACACACTGTAATTTTCGTTGCAAGACATGCCCGGTTTGGGAGCACAAAGGAAACCACATGGATTTGGATGAGTTTAAATTGATGTGGTTGAAACTAATGGAAAGCAAAGATGTAACAAGGATATTATTAAACAATACCGGGGATATGTATATGCATCCGCGAAGAAAAGAAATCTGGGAATATATAGAGACACATCATTTTAAGCCTGTGATAATGACAACCAATGCAGGGCTGATGGATTATGTTCCAAAGATTGATTTGATTATTATATCTTTTAATGGTGGAACTAAAGAAAGTTATGAATATACAACAGGGGCAGACTTTAATAAAACAGTTGCCAGAATAAGGGAACATTATCCAGAGCTTTCAAAACGTAATGTTGAAATGCATTGTTTAATGTGGGAAGGAAACGAAGGTACAGAAAAAGATCTTGCTGAATTATGGAAAGACTTCCCCGGGAAGATCCGGCTATCGTATAAATATGATAACCAGATGAAGGAAGATAAGACCATTGAAAAGTATAAAAATAATGATCGGGTATATTGTGATTATCTAAACATGCTGTCAATTATGCCGGATGGGAAAATTATCTCTTGTGCTCATGATTTTGAAGCTGTAACAGATTTCGGAAATATCTTTACAGATTCAATGGATAGTGTTATGATGAATAAGAACAGAAAGAAAAAACAACACGAACACTATGAAGGGATTTATTCTGGACTGTGCAAGGATTGTAATTATAATACTTCTTTAGTAGGGAAGTTTAAGTATATTAAATAGGGGTTAATGCTATGGTAAAAGAAAAAACTTGGGAAGAGTTTAGAGAAACTGGTTTACTTCTGATTATCAATCAAATTTTGCATATTTTTGGTTGGGCGATAGTATTTGAATTTAAAGATAAGAGAATAATAAGGGTTTATCCGGCAAGAGTCAGATTCAGAGGTTTCTCAGAAAAATCAATTACTAAGTCTTATTTAAAAATAAGTGAATATATGAATAATAATTCAGAAGAATTATTAAAAGAGAATCAAGAATAGGGGGTTGTTATGTCAGTTGACACAGTTAATTCATTAACTACTTTGGCAGAGGTCAAGACATGGGTTCAAATTGAATCAATAACTACAACCTGGGATAAGATCCTTGAAAAGTTTATTGATTCTGTATCATGGCAATTCAATTCCTTTACAAAAAGAAGATTAAAAGCAAGGGACTTAACTGAATATTATGAGGGGAATGGAACTTGTAAATTCATGTCCCCTGAATATCCTATCAATTCAATTGCTTCATTACATATTGATTCAGGTAGGGATTATGGGGATGATACTTTAATTGATGCAGAGGCTTATACATTTACTAAAGATGGTTTTATAATTCTTGACTCTTCAACTTTCAGCAATTCACCAAAGGCAATTAAACTTGTTTATAATGTTGGATATATTACTATCCCTTCTGATTTGGAGGTTGCTGTATTAGATCAAATAAAATGGTTACTTAAAAGGCATAGAGGAAATCAGGAAGGGATTACAACAGAGACAACAATAAACGGTTCAGTTACAGTTACAGAAGCCGGGGAAATTTTAACAACAGCCCTTGAAGTTTTAAAAAGATATATGAGAAAGGATCATAGATGATGGCAACTTTAACGATGGATCAGTTTGAAAAGAAGCTCAAAAGATTTGGAAAAGATCATCCTGATTTATTGAAAAATGTATTAAGGAAAGGGGCTGAAACAGTTAGGCTTGAAGCTGTAAGAAATCACTTGTCGGGCCCGAAGATGTCAAAGGGTAGAGGATCATTAAAAAATGCAACTCTTGCAAGACGATCCGGTGATTTAGCGGGGAGTATAAATACAAAAGTTGTTGCTAGTAATAAAAAACAATCTGCAAAGGTTTCTACTAATATGGTTTATGCACGGATACATGAGAAGGGAGATAAAACTAAAGGGATGCCAAAACGACCATATTTAGAACCCTCATTGCAGGCAAAAAGAAAACAGATTGTTGATGATATCTTAAAGGCAATGATCCGGGGGTATAAAAAAGCATGAGTACACAAAAGTCAATTATAGATGCTTTAGTCACAGCAGTTGGTGATATATCCGGGGTCAATAAAGTAACAAAGGATTTGCAAGCATGGAACCAGGCAGACCCAAATTCTTTAAGTATTATTTATGTCAGTATGAAAAAAGAAGAAGGTGAACAGGCAAATTTCAGACATGCAACTTCCCCGGATATACATGCAGTTTTAGAGATAACAATTCAGGGTGAAATATACGAACAGTATGATACAAATGTGGAAACGAATATCGATGCTTTGATGGCTAGTGTTGAGAAAGTAATAAATTCTGACTCAGCCTTAGACGCTTTACTGATTGATATTTATTTGGAATCGGACGAATATATAAAAGTTGATAATCATGGTTTATTTACAGCGGTTTATATCGCTGATTATTATTATAATCATTTAAGCCCATAAAGGGCGGGAGTTAGAAATGAGTGTAAGCAAAGGAAAAGACGGGGGATTTTATGTTGGATCAACTCTCGTAACATTTATGGATACATGGAGTCTAAACAGAGGGATCACAGTTGAAGAGACAACTTCATTTGGTGATGATTGGGAGGCCAGAGTTGCAACGGTTAAAAACTGGGGTGCTTCTTTCGGTGGAAGTCTGGATAGATCAGATGTACAGCAGGCTTCATTATTGGATCAGTTAGAGGATGGAGTCGTTGCCGATGTAGTCGTAAGGCTTGGAATTTCCGGTTCTAATTATTGGGTAGGTTCCGCGGTTGTTGAAGGTGATAGTCTCAGCAGTGGAGCAAAAGGTGTTGTTAAATATACCGGGAATCTTTCTGGTAATGGTGCTTTGGATTGGGTAGAAACATAAAGGAAGAATAATGGAATTAACATTTTCAAATGAGTTTGAATACATACCTTATTTTAATAATAATAAGGATTCTGATAAACCTGTCAAAATTACCTGTAGGTATATGACTACTCCTGAAAGAGTAAAATATATTGATGTGGAATTACTGACAGTAGGTTCAGAAGTCAAAACAAAAACGATTTTCAAGAATGAAGGGCTTTTAAAAGTATCAGTATTGAAAATTGAGAATCTTAAAGTAAATGGGATGGAGATAAAAACAGCAAAAGACCTTTTAGCAATAGAAGGATTGTCTCAGTTGAGTGATGAAATAGCAAGTTATATTGCGACAAGGAATTTAGCTCCAGACTTAAAAAACTAATAGTTGCCTTTCATCTTTCCCAGATGGAAGGCAACTGGATGAATTACAAACCTGGGGATGATGGTAACAGAAGGTTGATAATTGATACCATAGAATCAGGGGAAAGGGAAAGCGAAGTAATTAGGAGGAAAGAAATCCCTGGTTATTTTACGAACAATATAAAGGCTATTATTAGCCAATATTGGAAATGCAAATTTTACGGTTTGCCTTATAATGGGGGTTGGGCGGAACAGCCTTGTATTGCAATGGATATTATCTGGACTTTAGATAATGAGAAAGCGGTTATAGACAAGAACTGCAGGAGAAAATAAACATGGCAACCGACAAAGTAGTTGTTGATATAATAACCAATTCAGATAAGTCTCAGAAAAGTATTTTAAAATATGCAGCAGCAGCAACCGCAGCCGCAGCAGCCGTTGGGCTTGCAATTAAAGTTGGTAAAGAACTTGTTGATGCTTATGCGGTTCAAGAACAGGCCGAAGCGAGACTAACAGCAACCATCAAAGCTACAGGATCAGCAGCCGGATTAACTAAAGACGAATTATTGAATATGGCAGGTGGCTTACAGAAAGTTACTAAATTTGGTGATGAAACAATAATTGGTGCAGAAAGTTTATTGCTTACATTTAAAGATATTGGAGAGGATACTTTCCCAAGAGCCTTAGAAAGTATTTTAGATGTTTCCGAGGCTATGGGAACAGACTTACAGGCTTCAACTGTACAAATTGGTAAAGCGTTAAATGATCCTATTCTTGGATTAACTTCATTAACAAGATCAGGTATTCAATTTACAGATAAACAAAAAGATGTAATTAAATCAATGGTAGAAACCGGAGACAAAGCCGGGGCGCAAAATATAATTCTCAAAGAATTAGAAAGTCAGTTTGGTGGAGTAGCAAGGGCAGCAGCAGATACAGCAACAGGCGGAATAACACAATTAGATAATATAATGGGAGATCTAAAAGAAAGTTTTGGCCAATCAATAGCTGAGGGGATAAATCCATTTGTGAAAGGTTTGACAAAAGTTGTGACACAAATGGTTGAAGGTAGGAAGAAAGCTCATGATTTGAAAGAAGCTTTAAATGTTGTAGATCAAGGCGGATTAGCAACAGCAGAACAGACAACTTTAATACTCCAAAACCAGATAGATAAATTAGGTATGATTGCAAATTCTTATGAAATGATGAACGATGAAGCTAACACAGCTTATGAAAATGCACAAAGAAATCTAGAATCATATAATGAAGCTTTGACAATGGGGGAAGATTCATTTGTTACAGCAGAGAGAGCAAAACAGGCAGCTTTAAAACAGACAGCAATTGCAGAAGATGAAAATAAAAAATTATCCATAACAGCGTATGAGGAAATTGCACAATTAAAATTAGATGCAATGTCAGCAGATGAAAAAGAATTACTCGACTTACAGAATAAAATAAACTATTGGGCTGAATTAAGAGGAAGCGTAGCAGGAGCCGAAGAAGCTTTTCAAACTTATGCAACATTAAGAAATGAATTGCAAGATTCAATGAATGAAGGGCTAACAACAGAAAAAGAAAATATTGATGAAATAGTAACAGCTCAAGATTTTATGTATGATAATGGTATAGCTGCATTACATGATCAATCAGAAGCCGTTGAAAAATTAGAAATGGATTATGAAGCATTATCAGGTACAATGATAACAACCTTTACTTCTGCTTTTAAAGATGTTGGAGCAGGGAATAAAACTTTAATGGAAGGATTAAAAAGTGGTGCAAAAGATGCCATTTCTTCAATCTTAGAAATGTATGCACAATTATGGGCCGCAAGAGCCGTGGCATCATTAGTTTCTCTTGATTTTATAGGAGCAGCTGGATTCACAGCAGCAGCAGCAGGGGCAATGGTTGCAAGTGGATTTGTTCAGAGTCTTGCAACTGGTGGAGAGTTTATAGCGGATAGAGCTACTCCATTTATTGCAGGAGAAGGAGCTGGATCGGAAAAAGTTACAGTTGAACAGGTTGGCTCTGGTGGAAATGATTCAGGAACTATGATATTAAATATAGATGGGCAACAGTTTTCAGGATATTTACAAAATCAAATAAATAATAGAGCTTTGAGAATACCCAGGAGTTCATTAGTATGATAATTACAGCAAATGAAACATTAAAAGATTCAACACTTACAATCAATTCAGTTCTTATAAATTATCCTGTCAGTAATATTTTAGATTCCAGGTTGACACGTATTTGTAAAACTAATTCAAGCACTACAATGACAATTGTTTTTGATGCAGGATCAGCGGTTACAGTTGATAGTATTTCAATTGCAAATCATAATATAAGTTCAAGTGTTACAATTCTTAAATGGCAAGGTAATGCAACGGATGTCTGGACTTCCCCGAGTGTTGACGAAACACTAACTTGGAAAAGTGGAATAATAAATAAACAATTTACAGGTGGATCATATAGATATTGGAGACTTCATATTGTTGATGCAAGCAATCCAGATGGTGAATTATATGTTGGTAGGGTTTACGGTTCAAAGCA